ACTAGTATTCAAACAATGCCTTGGAATTACAAACCTTGGGGCTGTGGTAGTGGTAGCAAAGGTTCTTGTAACAATGGTTGGATGCAATTTGAGATATGCGAAGATGGTTTAACAGATAAAACCTACTTCAATGCAGTATACAAAGAGGCTTGTGAGTTAACTGCTTATTATCTTAAAATGTATAACTTAGACCCTAAAGGCACTGTTACTTACAATGGTGTCAAAGTTCCAACAATTTTATGCCACCAAGATGCATATAAACTTGGTTTAGGTTCTAATCATGGTGATGTTTATAACTGGTTTAATAAACACGGAAAAACAATGGACGATGTTAGAAACGATGTTGCTAAGTTGATGAATTCAACACCTGCAGTTACACCAACAACTGTTAAAACTTATAAAGTTGTTACACCTTTGAATAGATATAGTACTGCTGCTGATGCAAAGGCAAAAGTAAATGCAAAACAAGATAAACTTGCAGTAGGCACATATTATATTTATAACAAATATCCTGACGGTGTTAATGGCATGTATAACATCAGTAATGACAAAACAGGAAATTCAGCAGGAAGCTGGATAAATCCTGCAGAAAATGTTGTACCTAAACAAGAAGAGTCGGTACAAAAATTGTACAGAGTTAGAACAACTTGGGCTGATGCAAAATCACAAAAAGGAGCGTTTAGCTCACTTGATAATGCAAAAGATTGTTGCCAAGCAGCAGGAGCAGGATATCACGTATTTGATTGGAATGGCAAGGTTGTTTACTCCTATGTAGCGCCTGTTGCTGTAACCCTGAGTAATATAGCAGTAACGACACAACCAAGCAAACTTGTGTATACGGTAGGCGATTCCTTTGATTCAAATGGAATGGTAGTTACTGCAACATATTCAGACAAGAGCACAAAAGCTGTTACAGGATATACAACAAGTGGATTTAATTCATCAAAAGCAGGGACTGTTACAATAACTGTTACTTTTGAAAAGAAAACCGCAACATTTACAGTTACAATCAAAGACAAAGAACAACCGGTTACTCCGGTAACACCTACTGCAGTTTATGATTTAGATTATCCCGTTAAAACAAAAATTGTTGACACAGCAGTAAAGCGTACTAATAATGATTGTGTAAAAGCAATTAAGTACATACTTGCAAACAATTTTGCATTTGATATTGAAATTGCAAAAACATTCTTTAATCTTGCTCCAAGATATGGTATTGACCCTGTTATGGCAATATCGCAATCTATTCTAGAGACAGGTTGGTTTAAATATCAAGGCTCTGCGGTAAAAGCAGAACAACATAATTATTGTGGTTTGGGTGTTACATCGAATGGGGTAACAGGTGGTTCCTTTAGCACTATTGCAGAGGGTGTTACTGCCCAGTTGCAACATTTGTTTGCTTATGGTAGTAAAAATACCTTACCAGATAATGAAGCCATTGTAGACCCAAGATTTAAGTATGTTACAAGAGGTATTGCAACTTACTGGCAACAGTTAGCAGGTAGATGGGCTGTTCCCGGATATGATAAGAACACATATTCAACTCCCGAAGCAGCAATGAAAGCTGAAAATACTTATGGGCAAAAAATTCTTAGACTTGCAAATGGATTACTTGCAACAAGTATCACAGATGCAGATATTGAAAAGTATTTTCCGACACACGTTGAACCTGAACCAACTCCTATTACACCCGTTGAACCTGATACTGATGATACCAAAATTGACACCGATAAGGTTAACACAATAATGGCATTGTTAGAAAAATTATTGAACTTCTTTATTAAACTTTTTGGAATAAACAAAGAGTAAAGATAGTTTAAACTATATGATTTATAAAGCAGCGCTAACAAATAGCGCTGCTTTATTTTTATTATTTTATTGAAACAAATTAACTGCAACCCCGCATTTTTTGGTAAATTTTTGAAACCGACGAACGTTGTATGTATATGTGTATTCCTTATTTATATTATAGAAAGGATAGATATACATATAATGAGTAATGAATTACAAAGATTTCTTGATAACGTTAGAACACTACATGAACTCAATGTTCAAAAAGAAGATTTAAAAATTGATATAATTGATTCAAATTCAAAAACTTTAGATGAAGATATTGCAAGTGTATTGCCTTCTTGTTTAGATGACTCAAATAATTACAAGCAAGAATATGCAAATAATATTGTGTACTTACCTAGAGGTTTGTATACTATTACAAAACCTATTACTTTAAAAGGACGTAATATTAAATTTATATGTGAGGGTACACTGAAATATACAGGAAATGATTGTGCTGTTAGAATTCATTGTGACCAGAGCGATATCTTTATTGAAGGTGTACAAGTTACAAACCCTAATGCAATAGGCATTGATATCACACCTTATTTCTACGGCGATGAACCTTATGCAGGAACTGGATTTATTGACGGCGTAGATTCAGATTACTTTACTGCATCTAATACAACTCCAATAAATAAGATTTCAAGTGTTAAACATACCAAGCCCGCTCAAAATAATATCACTGTAAACTATGTGCATAGTTATGAGGGCTACTATCAAGATGAAATACCACAGGGCGCCGCATCGGTTTTTATCAAACCTGAACATCAATTGTACTTGAGCAAGGTTCAGTTTGCTTATATGGAAGAAGGCAAAGAAAAGTGGACTGAATGGGAATCTGTGTTTGGTAATTACAGCATACAAGTGCCTGATGACGAACGTTCTTACACCTTTTACAAATATTCTTACAAATATTACCCTTCTATTGGCATACGTTTGTATATACCTAATTATCCTTTGGGTAGTAATGATAGCGGTGCTGGTATTACATATAATAATATAAAAGGTAAGAATATAAGAGGAAATATTATTGGTGTTTCAGTTGATTGTCAAAGTAAACCTGGGTATATTAACTGTAATAGATTTAATATTGATTCAATTAGAAGTTCTCATCTTGGGTTGAATTTAAATACAGAAGTATATGACAGTGCGGAACATTATTCAGATGGCACTCTTACTTCGGGTGAAGGCGGAACTAACTATTGTTATTTTGACCATTTGAATATTGAAAATCTCAATGGAAACTCAAGTATTGTAGTTCCTAAATACAATGGAGCTGAAAGTGCTTATGAACATATTATTTCAAATCTTGATATACTGGAAAAAGATTATACTATAGAAGTAGAGATTGCTCGTAAATCATGTTTTCAGTCACGCCTTGAATACCTTAGAAATCTTGATATGTTATCAGTTGTAGATAGTAACAATGTGACACAACTGGGTATCTTGAATAAACAGATGCTGGAAACAATAGCACGTTACCTGTATCTTGACCCCAATGGAGTTGATAGTATTGAATCAAGCATTAAAGGAAAAGCTGAAAATTCAGAGCTTTTCAATATCATTGGCATTGAGTATGCTCATATTATGAGACTTTGTAAGTATGGAACGTTCATAAATTTCAAAGAAACACATTACAATACATTAGATTATGTAAAATGCATTCTAGGTGAATCTACAAATACAACTAAATCATTTGCATTCAGAAAAAATTCTAAATATAATTCAATCAATACTGCAAATACTGATTTGGATACAATATATCTTGGTGGTATAGGTAGTGACTGTAAATATAATCGCATAACAGTTTGACTAAAAATGTTTTCAGACCACATTGTGGGCGAAGTTATACTAAACTCAAAAGGATTTCAATATACCGCTGAATCAATTGCACCAATAAAGATTTCATCTTCAAATCTTTACAGTTCTGATAAGATTACAATCAATGATAATCAGTATGATTGTTATAGAATAAATACCAATCTATTTTCAAACAGAACACCATATCTGATATCATTTCCTGATGATACTCTTAAAAATGCGTACATTCAGCTGATGGAACAGTATATGAATGATGAAACACCTTTAAGATTGATATATAATTCAAACACGATACCTAAAGGATTTGTGGATAAGTATAGCAATGTAATACTTGATTCATCAGATATTCCTGAAACTACAAAAAATATTACTATGCAGTATCTTTATGATGCATTCTACAAACCACACGCTTTTATTCCATATAGTGTCAGATATGATAGCTCTGCAGATAGATGGGTAAATGAGGGTATACCAACTACTATGACAGCACGCAAGCCTGGTAATAGTCTAGAATATTACTGTTTATACATTCCAGACGAGTATAGTTATTTACATGTTGATGGTAATGTGTTTACTAAAGTTTCTTCGATTGATGAGGCTACAAAATTTGCATATATTATAGACTATATCAATGAACTCTCAGGTATATCAACGAGAAGTTACTTTGGAATTGTTGATGGAAATTCAGCAGACGAAAGTACAAAAATTACAGTCAATGGAAAGCAAGTTTTACCTCCTTTAACAATACATATAGACTCACTTTCTTTCATAGATTATATGCACAATGCAGAAGTTTATTCACGTAGTTCACTGTCAGAAACACCCTCATATGTTGGAACTGAACACGTGTTTGACGATTCTTTGGATTATTTTATAAGAGAGCCAAGTGATATTGTCAGTTCAGAAGAATTATTAAATTATCAATTTGTTATTATCAATGGCAACGGTTCTACAATAGAACCTACATCATCAATCGAGTGGGACGAATCTTGTAAATATACCGGTCTTGTACATGTAAACAAGTGTCAACGTGTATGGTTTGACCCTCAAAAACAATTATTATATTTTACAGAATCATACTTGCAAGACAAAGACACATGTGCATACAGGTCAGTAATTTTAATTCCTGAGGAAAGAACAATTGAAATTGTAAATGAAGATGGAAGTCATTCTTCGTTCACAGGTGTTACTTTCACTCATGATTATAATTTTAATAAAACAACATATTGGGATATCCAATATGATTAAAATTCCTTTCTATTATATTTTAAAAAGCACAATGCATTTTTTGCATTGTGCTTTTTATGTTTAACATAATTGTATAAAATAAGTGAGGAAATGAAATCCTCCGTGACTACATACTGTTGAGGTGAGTAAAAATGAAAGATAAAAAGAAAGTATCAAATATAATGTTAGTATTGATTGTTTTAGCAATTGTATTATACACTATAGCTGATTTCGTACTACAATATTTTACAAGTATTGAAGTTAGTCCAACCTTAACAACTTGTTGGTTTGCTTTCTGGGGTACTGAAATAATTGCATTAGCAGCAATCAAAACCTCAAAAGTAAAACACAATAAAGATAACACTGAGGATAATACTACAAATGGAGAAGAATAAGATGACTACAAAAGAAAAAATTATCAGCAAATTAACATCTAGAAAATTTTGGATTTCAGTAGCAACTTTTGTATTAGGTGCAGCTATGGCATTTGGTGTAAAAGAATCTGATATTACTAATATTATTGGTGTTCTAACATCACTTGTTTCTGCCATTACTTATACTGTAAGTGAAGCAGTTGTAGATGCAAAAGCAGCAAAGAAGGAATAAATTTTTGTAATAAAAATTTAATATAGAAAGGATATTTTGTTTTATGGCTATTTTTAGAGGTACAGTAGACCAGATAGAAAATACTGCAAATAAAGTTGCATCTATTACAGCCGATAGTACCAATACACAGTATCCTGGCGCCAAAGCAGTTTACGATTTAGTAGGAGCAATTACTAACAATACTGCAGGTACTCACAACTCTATTTTTAGAGGTAAGTATCTTGGTGACAGCGTAACAGCAGCACAATGGGCTGCAATTGAAGCAGGTACATTTGAGGACCTTTGGATTGGTGACTATTGGACAATCGGTGGTGTTAACTATCGTATTGCAGCATTTGACTACTATTTGAATGATTACTATGGTGATGACAAAACAACAAAGCATCATGTAACAATCGTTCCTGACACTTGCCCCGATGGACAATACCATTGTATGCATAGTAATTATGAGGAAGGAACAAGTAAAGGATATACAAATTCAGACGTTAAGAAAACTGAATTAGCTTCAACTGTTACAATCATTGAAAATGCTTTTACTGCAAATCACATTTTACAGCATTATGTTATGTTATGCACTGCAGCAAGCGGTGGTAAGCCTTCTTCATGTACTTGGGTCAATACAAAAGTTGACCTTATGAATGAGGTTATGGTATTTGGTACACATATGTTATCAGCTCAAGGTGCAACTTATGGTTATTACAATACAGGTACATCTTGTTTAACACAGTTACCATTATTTGCATTAGCACCTGAATTTATCAACGGTGAAAAGATTTACAGTGAGCAGGAAATTTATGGTTATTGGTTAAGAGACATAGTTGATGAATACTGCTTCGCCTGCGTGACCACGGACATCGGTGATGCGAACTTCGGCTACGCCGACAACGGCTCCTGCGGGTCCGGCCCTCTTTCAATATCTGTTAATCTCCATACCCTTTACGGGTATGGGAACAGATGTAATATACTAAAA